CATGTTTAAGTGAAATCTTTTTATTTGATTTATATATCTTTATTCTATAACCTCTATCTCGAGTTTAGAGAATCCATTTTCTCTATATATTTGTATCTTTTTATCAAATAATTCATGGGGAAGAACGGTGTGATTAATTACGAAAGTATTAATCTTACTATCTTTAATAACCTGTGATAGAATTTTAAGAATATTATGGACTCCATCTGCATCTACTGAAGATAATAACTCGTCTAAGAATAAAAGATTTAATTGTGGAAATCTTAACTTAAGTATTTTAATGATAGCAATAATTATAATAAAGTCTGCCTTCTTTCTTTCACCTGTAGATAATGTAAGTGGATTGATCTCTTCTCCTAAATGATTAATAAGACAATTAAACTTTTCATCGAATCTTATATGGAAAGGTAAGTGCATTGTCTGACCCATTGCGGCAATATTAGCATTAAGACCTGGTAAAATAGTTTGAATTGCAAGGTTCTTAACGCCATCTTCACCTAGAACCTCTTCTATTATTTCTAAGAAATTATAGTTACCAGAAGTTTCATCCTTTAAATTTGACTTTGATGATTCTTGTATTTCGAATTCTTCAATGATTTGCTTTAAGTGTGAAAAATCATTATTAGAATTTAAAGAATCTTTTATCTTTACTAATTCATTCTTTAAATTTCTAATGTTAGTATTAATAGTAGACACTTTATCGTTAATTGCCTTGTCCTTAATTCTTAAATCTGAAATATTAGATTTAATATCATTCACCTTTGTTTCTGCCTTTGAGATATCAGAAGGAAGAGATTCTGCCTTAGACTCTATTTCTTTTTTTCTTTCTTGGTGAAAAGAAGAGGTTAGTTCGCCTTCACATGTTGGACATTTATCAGTTTCATATAACGCTAGCTTTTTCTTTAATTCTACTAACTCATATTTAAGTGAAGTATATTTAGATTGTTTTTCCTGTAAGTCAGAAGAATTAGAAGTAATCATTTTAGATACTTTGGTGCTTGCCTCTTCTAATTTAATTCTATTAGAATCATATTTTTTAAGACTAGTTTTCAAAGATTCTATTTCTTCTTTGTTTTTAGTGTCAGCTTCTGCTAGTAATTGATTTAATTTCATATTAACTGAAACTATATTTTCACTAAGCTGGCTTAATTCTTTTTCATAAGAATCTAATTCTATTTTAAGATCTCTTCTTTCATCTTTAATCTGCTTTTGCATATCATTAAGGATGGAGAATCCAAACATTTTATCGATGATTTGTCTTTTATCATGATTTGTCATTGTTAAGAACGACTTAAAATCATTTACAGATAAAATTATAATGTTTTTAAATACATGATATGGGATTCCGAATATCTCTTCTTCTAAATAATCCTGAACTGATTTCTTACCTGCTTTATCAAATTCAATTCCATTTAAAAGAACTTTAAATCTATTAGGCATCAAACCTCTCTCGATTTCTACTATAGTTCCTTTACATTGAAGTTCTATTCTTACCCATAATTCCTTATTAATTCTATTAGGAAGGTCCGCCATCTTAACACCTTCAACTTTACCGTATAGCGCATATACTATTGCATTGGCGATGGTAGTTTTACCATGACCATTTTTACCAAGAGTTAATAACAACTCCGCTTTATCATCTTCGAATTCTATCCTTTGAATTGAATTTCCGTATGATGCAAAGTTTTTAAATTCTATTGATTTGATTTTCATGCTTCGTTATCGTAATTATATGCACATTTATCATGCAAGTTTTTTAAACTAGTCTTAACTCTTTCTCTAGTTTCGTCATCATGTGGAAGACCATCAACGAACGTATTACATAGGTGTAGAATGTTATAGTTCTTATAGAGATCTTCTATTTCATCCATATCATATAAGTCCTTATCTAAGAAAGAATCTAATTCATATATGTTTGGTTCTATTCTTCTACCTATTTTTTGTATTTTGTTTATTAATCTTGACAGTGCACTTGTTGTTGCAATATTAGAAGGAACATATAAATCTACATAATTATTTCTAATCTTATCTTTAAATTCACCAAGAGAAACATTGTAAAGACCTGTAAGATAAAACTTTACGAACTTAGGTGATATAGTATTTTCGTAAAAGGTTTCTTCCATGGTTCCTAGATCAACCATATCAAAGCCCTTAGTGTTACCCGAATCAGATCTTGTTAATTCGTAAGGAGTTCCTACTAATCTTAACTTTCCTTTAGTTTGTCTATAATGAATATGTCCTGAATAAACTGCATCATAGTTTTTATAAGAAATAGTATCTGTTCCATGGTGGTTTTTAACTTTAGAATTTAAAGAAACTCCTGAAACTTCAGAATGGCAAAATACAATATCTGAATTTGGAAATTGTGCAAGTGTTTCTGCTTCATGTGTGGAATCTCTTCTCCATGGCATTAAGAGAACTTTCTTTCCTCCCCATTTAAATTCCCTAGGTTCCTTATATACTGCAACGTTAGGAATCCACTTTAAAGAATCTATTGAACTTACATCATTGGATTTTTTAGCCCATATATCATGGTTACCGCATATAACATGAACTGGCAAAATTTCACCTAATCTTTCAAAAAGATCTACTGCATAGTGCAGAACTCTTAAGTTTATACTTTGTCTATTATCGAATGCGTCTCCAACCTGAACTAAAATGTCGCCTTCTTTGACATCTCTTTTTAGTGTTGGAATAAATTGGTTTTCGTAAAAATCTTTCTGTGTCTGTAACCATTCCAGAGAATTAGAACGAACTCCAAGGTGCATATCTCCGAGAATCCAGATTCTATTTACTGGTTTCTCTAATACCTTTGGCTCTATCATTTTTAGAAAAGTTTATTTATGTTCTTTCTTTTTAAGACGTTTGTTTTCTTGTCAAGTTCTTGAATAAGGGCTTCCTTATATTTGTTACTTAGTGAAGAATAAAATTTAGTTGGATTGATATTAAAGTAATCGCATAGTTCTGAAAATAAATCTATTATAGAAAACTTTGTGCTTAGTTCGTCATACATAAACCCATACACTTCATTTATGTCTAATTTTCTTAATTTAGTTATCTGCTGAAATTCATCTACCTCATTAAACTTCTTAAATCTTGAAGCCTCTATTAATTCATGAATCTTATTTCTGATTTGTTCACTTTCTATTTTATCTTCTTCGTCTCTGTTATCCGTGTATTGTGGATTAAGGTTAAATGAAATAGTTCCATTTAGTTCAAAGTCTCCGCCGTCTTCGAAAGTGTTGTCAAATATTTTATCTCTTTTTGTTCTCATAATTATAAGCTGTGTATGTTAGAATTAGTAACTTCATCGGTCTCTGTAAGTCTCATGTAATTATAGTTAATTCCTAATTTACATTTAGATCCTCTACCTTCACCGTCTCGTATTTTCAATATTTTAAGCCAGTATTCATAACTAGCTCTCATCATATCGTCTTGTATAATACCAAGCATAATATCTGCAGTATGTGATAGACCTGCTGATTCTGCAACATCTGTCATTGTGATATCGCTTGAATTATAACCGTTTCTTGTAATCTGTGTTGCTGTTACAATTAGCCATCCGTTTCTTACACCCATTGCTCTAAGATCTTCTGCAATCTGCTTGATCTTAAGATATGTGTTTTCAGAATTAGGATTTCTAAAATTAGAAAGAATATTAATATAGTCAATAACTACTGCACCTAGTTTTATTTTTCTTTCTTCTTCAATTTGCTTTAAGTATGCTTCAATATCTGGAACAGTCGCCTGTGATGTTGGAAATTGTTTTACAAATAATTGACCAGGGGGAGTAAAGCCGTCTCCTACTGTTTCTAATTTTCTTTTGATCAAATCAGAATTTTTAGATTTTTCTTCGTAGTCTGAAATATTTATGCTTAGTAAATTAGAACCGATTCTTTTCATAAATTTAATAGCTGACATTTCTGCAGTGATTACCGCAGTGTTTGTTCCCATCTTTACAAAATTAGCGGCATCGTTAGCAAGGTAAATTGATTTACCGATATTCTGTTCACCTACATAAACAACTAAAGAACCATCTTTATCATAACCACCATTTAAGGCTCGATCTAAAAAGTTATATCCTGTAGATACTTTAACGGCATCTTCGAAAGAGTGATCCTCTGGTTTAAAGAAGTCTAATCCTAGGTCAGAGTTAAATACGATAGAGTTTCTATCATTAATTAAAGTTTTAACCTTAGAGATGATCGAGTCTGCATTATCCGGTGTTACTTCAGTTGTTTTAATATACTCGATAGTATCTATAAGAGTATTATCAAAGTTACGCCATTTAATCCATGCTTCGGCTGTAGAAGTTAACCATTCTTCGTCATATTGGTCAAGGTCTACATTATATACAATATCTATAATAGACTCTTCAACCTTTCCTGAAATCTTATCATTCTTAATAAGCAGTTTCATTTGCTCGTTAGAAGGAGTTTCATGAAACTTATCATAGAACTTAGTAGCAAGGAAGTGTATTAAGTCAATATCTTCTGAGGTGTAGAATCCTCGTTTAATATTTCCTAGATACTTGGGTTTCTGTAAAGATAATTTAAAGAATATTTTTTCAAAATCAGGTCCAAATTTCATATTATAGTTTTTATACTTGTTCTACCACTAAATCACCATTTGTTTTTGCAAAAGGTACATCTGACCATAAATTAATTGCAATTGCCTTTCTAGTTCCCTTAGTAACCGTATCGACTGCATGGACATCATCACCTGCTCTAAATATAATTAATCTATTAGGTCGGGTTTGAATTACATCAGGCGCTTTATCCTTTCCTGCAGTATGAACTATTAATTCTCCTCCTTCAAACTCAGGCTGTGGCGGATAATATACAGTGCCTATTACAGGTCTTACTATTTCTTCTCCGTTGGTTTTCTTGAACCAAGATTCATCTTTATCAAAATGAAATCCTAAATTGTCCTTATGTCCTAATGTAGGATTAGCAGACTGAATACCTGTCCAATATTCAAATCCTGCTATATCCCATACTTCAGATATTGGGCAATCATTTGCCCAAATAGCTGATATAAGCCTTTGTTTTACTGTAGGTTCATGGCCTGGTTCTTCGTTGAACCATCCTTTCCACCAGTAATAAACACCTGGATCTGCAAAAAATGTGTTATCATTTGCAATATCTCTGAGGAGTTTTTCATCTTTAATAAAGTTGTCTCTAATTGTTATCATAGGAATGGGTTAATTAATATTTTATAAGCTTCTTTACCTTCGTTCGAATTGGTTTGTTCTATTAGTCCCATACCAATTGCTTCATTTAATCCGGATTCTACATTTTCATTTTTCCCCTTTGCGAAATATTTATTGAGAGCATGTTTGGTGAAAGACGCCTTTTGTCTGTCAGGCTGTCTCACTGCTCTAGTTATAAATATATGCATAATGTCAAATGCATCGGGAAAAGATTCTAATTCTTCTTGTATTCCTAGAATATATTTAATTGGAAGCTTATCTTCGTTTATCTTGTTTATGTTCAACTTCATTATGCTTCACTATCTTCTAACATTTCTTCTACGTCAATTTCAGAAATTTCAGTGTTGTAATTAAACAAAGGTTGAATGTGCGATTCGATTTGCTCTAGTACGGTTTGTGTAAATACCATTTCAGAAAAGAAATCTTTATTCGCAACAGTATGATCTAGGTGTTTACATATCCATGTTCTTGCTGTTGCCTTTGGAATCTTTTCTCCTTTTACAATATTTCCTCTAGTAATTCCACAAATATCCCATGTAGCATATTGTTCTAATCCAACATAAGGATTCATACCTTCTGTAAAGTTTAAGTGAAACTTAATAGGATGTGGCTTTGCAAATCTATTTTTATCAGGTTTAGCCGTAACTATAATACCTACTTTTTCAGCTCCGTCCTTTAATTGAGCCTTGTTTAACATCAGTACAATTGATGCTGCATACTGTGGTCCTGTTCCACCACCTGCGATTTGCATTGGAATAAAGGATTGAGATTGGTATGTATGGTTTGTAAATAAGAAAGGTATTTTAAGATCTGCTAATGGAGTCATTATAATTCTAAAGATAGATTTTAAAACCTTAGATCTAGTCATATCTGATTTGTCAGAACCACTTGCTGCATCTGCTATTTCTTTCGCAGTCGCTAAGTTACCGGCTGAATCTAAAATAATCATTACTTTAGGAACTTCACCACCTGCTCTTTTAGCATCTTGCATTTTCTTAGTAATTGTAGTTACAGAAGTTCTAAAATCTTGAACTGTATTTGTAGGTTGGTAATTTACTTTGGAAGTATCAATTCCAAACTTTTCCATTTGTTCCTTATCAACGGCTGCTTCAGAATCATAATAAATTACACTATATCCTTTATCAATAGCTTCTCTAACTGTGTTTAACATTAAGAATGTTTTACCTGTTCCTGAAGGACCAGCGATAGATGATGATCTATTGTTTGGCCATCCTTTAAATAATGAACCTGATACACATGCGTTCAAATGATAATTTCCTGTGTGAATCCAATCTGTTACCTTTGAAAAGTTTGAAGTTTCCATGATAGATCCTAATGGATTTAAATCAGCTAATTGCTTATTTAAATCGTCGAATGTAAAGTCTTTATTTTTTGCCATTTTTAAATATGTTTTTTTCTTGTTTTCTTAGTGTTTCGAGTTCTTTAATAAGAACATCGGATTCCTTTTTCATAGAATCCATTTTTTCTTGAAGAGAAACTAGCCTATTATAGAGTGTTTTGTATTTTGCAACAAATACATTCTGTTCTTCCGTAAGATTATTTGGATCAAGCATTGTTTTTTCTTTCTTCTATTTCGTCAAAGATACTAATTTGTTTAGGATCATTTGAAATTGTTTTTTCTTTAAAAATTAAAGGCCAAATCATTTTTCTTACCTTATCTCCTAATTCATAATTATTAGGGGTTTGTTCAACCAATTCTATTATTTTACTTTTAAAATCCATTTTGTTTATTTTTAGAATAATGAAGATGAATATATTAGATTTCTGTTTAGTCTCTGAAGACCTACTGAAGATAATACTCTATTGATAGGATCTATTACAGATTTTTCAAATTGTGTTTCATAATCTACCTGTGGTGCAATTTCATAAGGATGGGCACCTGGTTGATATGCATACATTTCACATACATTATGTTTACAATGATATAATTTTAGCTTTTCGCCATTACCAATCATTTTATACTTGTTTTTATATTTTGGATTCTGATTCATTAAGAAGTTATAGAATCCTGCTGCCTTGACGTTCGGAGGACATTTTAAACCATATTGAAATTCTATCGTATCATCTACAATGTATTTTTCAATATTATTAGTTCTTTTATTGAAAGCTATTTCATCAACATTAGACATCTTAAACTCTTTCTTTGCCGTTTTCAAAAAAGAAACTAATCTACTTAACATCTCTGCAGTTGGCTTTTCAGATAAAATCAATTTAAGAGCTTCAGTCAAATGCTTTCTTGCTAATGTAGGAGTAGAAGATTGAATAGTATCAAATCCAATCGTCTTAATCTTCTTAAGAGAAGGGTATCTATCGTCTACTTCGAGCTTATCTTCCCATGCAATGTCTTGTAAATATTTCTTTTTAGCTAACCATATTCCTGAATATGCAATTGTTTCTAAATCGAAATATAAAAAGTTGTCTGTGTTCGTAACTTCGGCATACTTTGCCATACATTTCGTGATATAGTCTTTGATTCTGAACGTATATAATTCCATAATAAACTTATCAATTGGTAGTTTATTATCTCCTAGCCATTCAATAGATTCATACATTTCTTCAAACTGAACGTAACATGAATCTGTATCAATATAAACCACGGAAGGTCTTACTAATTTATTCTTAATAGAAATATTGAAATGTTCATGGACCACAGTATCTTTAGGCCAAAACTCTTGAAAATATTTATTAAGAATCTTTTCAGAATATAGAATTGCATTCTGTCCTTGTAGTGTAATAGATTCTGCAATGTCTATATTAAAAAAGTGAAACCACTTATTACCAAATGCACCATAGATCGAGTTAAGAGTTACTTTAACGGCCTGTTCGTATGCAGTAAACTTGGCGGACATTGTTTGATAGTGATCCGCCAAGGTTTGCATTTCATCCCGTGTAAGGTCGTCTTCGGGCTTGTTAATTAGTGTGTTTATATCCATAAATTACTCTGCTGTTTGGCAAGTTGCAATCGTTAGCAAAGTTTCTGAATCATTAGATCTAAGAACTACTCTATTGTCTAATACATGGGCAGTGTAATCTTCTTTATCTAAAAGGTTAAGATATTTTTTGAATAATGTAACGTTAGTTCCTGATTCACCGTCATAATCTGGTGTTACTAACATGTTGTAGGTTTTTCCTAAAAGCTTTACACCATTTCCGTTTGCATTTATTGAGAACGTTTCTTCTTTATCTAAAGAGAATAGGTTTCTTACCTTTGCAAGTGAAGTGTAATCTAAATCGAATTTAAAAGTAGAAGCTTCGGTGTTAAAGATACCTTGAATCTGTGCATCAGTTAGATCTTTATAACCTAAAGATGGCTCTGAACATGCAAGTGTAATTTCTAATTCATCATTAAATATTTTGAATGTAGTTGCAACACAATCTTCTTCGTTTTCAACGAATTCGATTTCAGCTGAAATAGCATCATAGTCAAATTGTTTGAATGCATCTGTTATTTTAGAAGCGTCAAAGAATGCAATCTTTAATTCTTTGTCTGTAGAGATTTCACCATCTTCGATTTGAAAAACTTGAGAAATCGGCATTCTGTGATGCTTAACAGCATCTCTTTGTGGTAAATAAGCGGATGCCTGTACGACACCATCTTTTAATTTAAAATAGACAAAAGAATCAATTACTTTAAGTCTATTAACGAAGCCGATGAAGTTGTTTGAATCGACCTTACTGATTGAAATTTTCATGAATGTATAATTTTTATTTGTTTATTATTCTACACAAAAATCACAAATAGTTTCAGTAAAAAAAGTGAGGCCAGGAAGTAGCGAACTCCTGGCCTCGATCCGAGAACTATCTCGGTCCTAAGAAGTGGACTTAACCACAACTAATCTTATCCATCACATGCTAAACAATCTTCCATTGCTCGCTGTGCGATGTCTCCTCTTAATACAGATTCTGTTCTCATATAATAAAGAGTTTTTATTCCCTGCTTATAAGCTTCTAAATGAACTTGATTAATATATTTAGGTTCAGCCTGTGTAGGAAAAGCTAAATTTAATGAAACTGCTTGATCAATATATTGTTGTCTTACACCAGCTTGTTTAACTAATTCCATTTGATTAATTTCTTTAAAGGTTCTAAATACATCTTTAACAGAAATATAAAGATCCTTTTCGTGATCTGTTAATTTGTCATAAGTGGCTTGCTTAATCGGGGCATCACTACTTCCTTCCTTTACCCAATATTCTCCTAATACATCAACGCCTTGAACTGAACCACCGTCTTCTAGTATTTTGTCCCATACTGTTTTCTTATTTTGCTTGATCTTAGTTAACATATTTTCAAGTGCAGGGTTCTTTCTAATAAAAGTTCCTTTTGCAGTTTGTTCAGTAAATACATTTGCTGCCCATGGTTCAATGCCTGGTGAAACATTTCCTGCTAATTTAGAATTAGAAACAGTAGGAGCAATTGCTCTTAAGTGTGTGTTTCTCATTCCAGTTCCTACACACCAAAGAGGTTCTCCAAATTCTGTAGCTAAATCTCTACTTGCTCTTTCACTTTCTACTTTGATTTGAGAAAATATCTTTCTAGTTTCAAATTGAGCTGTCAAAGAATCGAATGGAATATTTCTATCTTGTAAATAAGTATGCCATCCGAGAACTCCTAAACCTAATGCTCTACCTTTTTCAGCGGATCTTACTGCATTTTCAAAGCCTCTCATATATTTCGCTCTATGAATAAACTCCTGAAGAACTCCATCTAAAAAGTAAGTTGCAGTATAGATTAAATCAGTATCTTTCCATTCTTCATATCTTTTAAGATTCACAGAAGATAAACAACATACAAATGAATGATTTTCATCGGTGTGTAAAGTAATCTCAGAACAGATGTTAGTCATATAAACCTTTAAACCATTTTGCTTATACGCATCCGGATTCATTCTATTGATATTACCCTTAAACATTATATAAGGTTCTCCTGTTGCTCTTCTTTTTCTAATCACAGCGGCCCATCTTTTACGAGCTTCTTTATCTCCAGCCTCGATCTTTTGCATAAACCCGTCAGATACTACGATACATTGATGTACGTTTAAACATTGTCTATTTACATCACCCTTAGGTTCTCTAACCTCTAACCATTCCCAAAAATCATCATGTTCTATATCTATATTGACTGACGCTGCACCTCTTCTTACTGAACCTTGATTAGTTGCTAAAATAGTAGAATCATAAATTTTTATAAATGGAACTACTCCGTCTGAAGTTCCGTTTCCTGTAATGGTTGCTCCTGCCGGTCTTATCTGATTTACTCCGATACCAACACCGCCTCCATGTTTAGCAAGTAACATTAATTCTAAATTCTTTGAACCTATATCGTGAATTGAATCTGCTACATCTATACCGAAACATGAAATTGGAAGACCTCTTTCTGAACCCGTGTTTGAAAAAACTGGAGTTGCAAGATTTAACCATCCTTTCCACATATAATCAAAGAATTTACTTGCTAATTCTGGCTTTCTTAATCTTTGTGCAACTGTTGTCGATACTCTCCAGTATGCATCCTTTGGAGTTTCTCCTTCTAGTAAATATCCCTTAGAAACAGTTTTTACATAAACTTCAGTATTAGCCCATACTGGGAAGTCTACTCCTAATTTCCATCCTTCAGATTCTCCGAAGTTTCTTTCTTTTCCCTTTTCATTGTATTCGGGGTTTGGTGCGTCGTTGTAATTTCTTATCATCATATATTTTATATTAGAATTATTGATTTGTTATGAAAACAAATCGTCTTCATCCCAGTTTTCATCTTCGCCTGCTTTAGAATAATCAGTAGGTCTTACTGCAAAGAAATCCGTATGTGTATGTCCACCTGTTAAGTGATAGAACCAATCTAATTCTGAAGCACTTTCTTCATTGTATTCAAAGATAGATTGATATCCTATTTCTGCTAATTTTTCATTAGCTCTTTTCTTAATAAATTCTTTAAGATCTTCTTTCTTAAGATTTTCTAAATCTCCCATTTCAAACATCTTATCAATAAACTTCATTTCCATTTCAACCATTAACTTAGCTGCTTCTTCTACTTGAGATTGAACTGAATCTCTAAGATCAGTATATTCTTCGCACATGTGGTTAAATAATTGACAACCCATTTTTGAATGAAGAGATTCATCCCTAACTGACCACTTCATTTGTTGTCCGATTCCCTTAAGTTTATTTCTCATTTGAAAAGAATAAAGAACGGCGAATGAAGAGTATAATGCAACTCCTTCTCCAAATGCACTGAATATTGCTAAAGATCTAGCAACATCCTTCCTAGCTGTTGGATTTTTCAAAAGGTCTTCATGAGTATATTCTGCTTCTGTATTCATTAAATAATCGAATCTTTCTGCTGTTGTTGGTTCATGTAAGAATGCTTCAAAATCTTCAAGGCCTAATGTTTCATTTAAATAAGAGTAAGCGGTTGCATGAATAGTTTCTTGAGAACCAAACAACATTGCCATGTGTTTGATTTCCCATTTAGGAAACCAATCAGTAACCATCCCTGTCCAATAATCTGAAACTGCACATTCAGTTTGTGCAAACCCCAAAAGAATATTTCCAACTAAATTCTTTTCAGAATCTGTAAGTGTTTCATTCCAATCCTTGACATCGCCTTGCATTGAAATTTCGGTATGTAACCAAAACGCCTGTGCTTGTTTTAACCATCCTTCAGTATAATATACTGGATATTCAAACGGTTTGTATTCTATTCTTTCTTTAAATATTGATGGTTTCATAAATTATGTTTTCTTAAATTTTTTAACTAGTTCCTAAAGTCTACAAAAGACCAACTGGTAACAGATTGGTCTCGTTAGTAGTCTATATATTCATGTAGAATAATGGACTGCCTCTCGAGACAAAAAGATTATCTTAATCTTTTTTTAAGTCTGTCGGCTTTAGTGAAATATTCGTATGAGGTTTGTTTATAATCTTTACGCTGATCATATAAATCTCCTAGAATTTTCTTTAACATTGAAGTCTCTTGTTTATAGACTACTCCGTTTTCACAAACGATTACTTCTTTATCCTTTCTTCGCTCAGCGACTTCATGCTTTGCTACCTTTTCAACAAAGGCGTCAGGTGAAATATTAAATTGTCTCATTATAGAAGGATATAGTGATGCAAAGTCAAATGCACTTACACCTGCATAATATCCAGTAATGGGTTCTTTTACATAAGCACCGGCATATTGTGCATTCTTTTCACTGTCTTCCTTCTTTTCAGATCCAATTCGTTTACCTTCTTCTGATAATTTTCGTGCAATCAGAGATTCTGTAACTGCCACTGGCGATGCTGCTTTATATAGAGGCATCTTTGTGATGTTTGCCAAGGTTAAAAGAACTTCCATCGATTTCAACTTTTGATCTATATAATAAACCAATACGGAATCGACTACATTGTAGTAAATGTATTTTACAAAATCATCCCTATATAAATCCTGTAGAGATCCTGTAAATTTAATCTTGTTAACATTAAGAACTTGACCTGAGACATAATCAAGTGCATTAGATTCTTTTACCTTTACACTTCTATCATACTTATCATATAATTGCATGTAATCTAAGATTCCAATATGTAAGGGTCTGCTGTCATTTCTATCCAAAGATTGTGTCATAGAAACTTCAGCAATATCAATTTGTAATCTTTTACATCTGTTTACAATATATTGCCAATCATAATTAATAAAGTTCCAGCCTGTCATCATTGGAAACTTAGGTAGGAACTTCATTAAGAACGTATAGACCATGTCATATTCTGACTCGAATTTCTGATATTTGAATTCCCAATCCTGATCAAAGTCTTTGAAATACTTATTAGTATCGTCTTCAATTTTTTGGATGCTTTTAGAATCCATATCTTCCAATCCTAATACAATAGCTTTATGTTCTGGTGTAATTATGGAAAATGATAGGATTCTACTTTTAGCTTCTTCAGCTTTTGGAAAGCCATCTACGATTTCAGTTTCAATATCGACGAAGTATGTTTTAGGCATATTGTATGCAAAGATTTCTTCTTTATCCTTTGCGGGTAATGAATCTAAGAAATAAGTTAAAGAAAACTTATTATATCTTCTTGCACTTCCTAGTTTGACTGATCTGCCATCCCAGTTTTTATGATCTAGACTTCTGCCTTTATCATTATCATTACATACATACCAGTTCTGATACTGTGAAATTGGATATTGTTTAAATGCTACTTTACCTTCGGTGTCGTAGTAAGAGATGATAACATCCCTGTCTCTCTGTTCAATATCTAATATCATTAATAGTTATTTTTCTGACGGTTAACATTCTCTTCTGCTTTTGCGAAGTAGTAGTTGTATGCTGTTTTAGCATCTAGCCCAATTGAAGCGGCGTAATTAATAAAGAAGTGTAGAATGTCTACCCATTCCATATACAATTCTTTTTTGTCGCCTTCGGACATGTCAGAAATTTTTAACTTATCATACTTAGTGAAGTCTTTTTTCCAGTATTTCCATACTGCATTACCACTTCCGTCTTTAATACCGCCTAGAGCATCTGTCATTTCATGAATTTCGTCAACTACTGCATGTGTGTTACAGTGCCAGAAATCCATAATTTCTCGGATTGTCATATTATCAAAGTTAAAACCATAAGTCTGCTCTTGCATCTTCTTTTGGTTTTCCATGATATCTGCTAAGTGTGTTGTTGATTGGTCGTAAAAATCTTTTACTTCTAGATCTTTACATTCGTTGTCAATGTTTGCCATTTTTTCGCTACTTTTTAATGTTACTTATTATTCTACTTAAAATAATGAATCTGTTTTTAATTCTACTGGTTTTTCTACTGATCTTTTATTAACATTGTTAATAGCTTCAAAGAGATCATTGTTAACAACTTCTGGCGCGTTGTGTAATTTAGCTAATCTTAAAGAGTTTTTTCTAAACTCTTCTCTTCTTTCGTTATTGTTTGCTAATTCTAAAATCTGTGGAATAGAAGCTGCAATATCTTCTTTGTCTACGAAGATTGCAAAATCTTCAAGTTCTATGAAAGGAACTCCTTCTGTTCTGTGAATAACGTGAGTTCCCCAGTGTTTGTCAAATAGTGGTATAGTTCCCGCTGCAATAACCTCACACATTGCATATTCAATCATTGAACCATAGAGTCTTTCTGGTAAGTTAAAGAATTCTGCACCGAACATTGATTTTCCAAGTTCTGCCATTCCTTCTGCTAAATTATAAGGCCCATACATATACATTCTGTCTTCGACTTGTGGATATGTAACAGGGTTTTTGATTTCATGAACTTCAAAGATATCTTCTCTTAGAGTTTTTCTATCTTCTTGTAAAAACATAGGAAGAGCTCCAATAGATCTTTCAACTCCTCTACATTCTGTTACGAAATTATTACCTTTCAATAGTTCCATAATATCGAACATTCTAAAAGGATCTTTAAATCCAGCAAATCTTCCAAAGTATGTAGTTCTTCTTTCTTGTTCTTCAACTGGAACCACAATATTAGACCATGCATCATAGTCATAAGGATTAAGATTCATTTCGATTAATGGAGTATCAGGTGCATGTTCTCTTAATTTATTTGCAAAATTAGATCTTGCAGAATAGTTGAACATAGCGTCCATTGATTTCATGATTTCCCAATACTTATAATTCTTTGCTAAGTTTGCAGTGTTATGATCTAAGCAGTTTCCTATTTTAATAGGATTTTCTAAACCATAAATACAGTGCTCAATAAAATCTTCGTTGAATTCATCTCCTACTGATTTATGCGGATACGATGTGTAATATACTACATCACTTTTTTCAAGTTCTTTAGCGATATTAGGAATATCCTTTCTTTTAAATTCAGTGCAAACAATATCTGTAGTTTTATGGCGAGGCCATTTCTTTTCTACCGCTGCATAAATCGTGGCATCATGGCCTTCTTTTATAAGCCAATTATAAAATTCGATTGTGTGTCTTGTGAGTCCACAACCTTCAACTCCTTTTGCTAATACTAATGCTATTTTCATATTTGTGATCCGTGTTTTATGTTAAATCCTCCATGTTTTCTGTATGATTGGTCTTCTTCTCCTATTTGTATTTCTCCTTCATATCCTTTTTCAGATGAATCAGAATATACGTCCATTTCGGAATAGACTAAATCTCCTAATGCGTTATGTGTTTCTTCGTCATTTACCCCGATATCAGTTCCTACTAATTCGTCCATTCCTTCCAGCTCCCAATAGTTTTCTGCTAAGTATTGAACGAATTCTTCTTCGGTTGCTCCTTTATAATTAGGGAATTTTTCAGTGTCTAATGTTACGATAGGAGTTGCTTCGGCAATATATCGATACTCGGTTCTTCTTACCTGTACTTTCATTTATTTTCCGTTTTCGTAATTATCTAAACCTTGAATGTATGCTACTGCATCTAAGAGATTATCTCTTTTATGATTGTAACTTTCTCTTGAAAACTTAAGAGCAACTAATGCTTTAAACATATCAGCGCCACTTACATCATGGCCTGTCATACCTTTAAATATTAGGGCAGCTCTGTCCATGCCTTCTGAAAAAGGACCGTAATTACGATCCGCTTCTTCACTCCTGTTGTTTACAATTTCGTTTGCTTCTTCTAAGATACTTTTCATAAGAATGTGTTTAATTATTATACTCTATATATGCGTTTTGTTTACGGCTAATTTTTCTAATTTTGATTCTACTAGAATTATTAGATCTTCAATTCCTTCGTTATACGCGAATTGTGTTTCGTGGTCCATGTTTGCATACTTAATTTCATCTGCTGCATTGGTTAGTAGATTAACCAATACCTTTACGTCTTCTTTGCTCATCTTTGTTTTATTTTAGTAAGTTTTCTATTCCTAATTCTTCGGCGAAAGCAACTGTGATATCCTTTAGCAGCTTTACATTTTCTTCTGAGAAATCAGTGTTATCAAATTTAAATGAAATTGTTTTATCATTTGCACCTGTGCTTTCTTTTACGAATTCAAAACCTGGAACTTTAGATTTTATACTATCAATTATCTTTCCTGTTTCATCTATGATTCTAGTAAGTCCATGATCTTTAACTAAATATCCTGATATTTTAATTCCAAGGTCATGGTTCTTTTGATTAATAACCCATTCTATACCCAATCTAGAACCAGTATAAGCCTTTCCAATATAAAGGTATCTACTGCGGTGTGGTAATTCTTTTCTATTTTTGAATCCCATTTCAGATGAAGCGACTTTCATCCATTTTAAACCAAGCTCTTCAAGCGAAGCGAGTTTAACTGAAACCTTTTCCTTCTTTTCTTCTATTCCATATACATCTGCAAAATAACCTTGATCATTGAACCTTAGATGTATAGCATAAGAATCTTCCATCTTAGAAAATTCATTAAGATAGGGTGCATCGAATTCTTTAAACGCAATTGCAAATGAATATACTTGTTCGTAATCCTGTTTAAGTCTATTGGATTTAAGATAGAACTGTTCATGGTGATCATTGTCCCATTTACCCTTTTGAGATTGACTCATCACTTCAAAATAATACATCTGTCCTTCGTCTTCAAACGTAAGATCAGCTCTTTTGGTTGCCATTCCAATTGTGATAGGTGTTTCTAATTTTCTGTCTATATCTTCAATGCTGGATAAACCACATGCTTCGATTACAGTGTTCATTTCTTCTTTGCCAAAAAAGGCTTCTACGAATTGAGTTTCTCTATTACATTCATAGGCTGAAAATACATCTGTTAATGTGTGGTCGTTGGTTTTAATTCCTTTCGAATATCTTTTCATTTATTGCTTTGTTTATTAATTACTATACTAATATAACAAAAAAACCCGAGATAAAAAAATCTCGGGCTGCTTTTTTTCAAAAAAAGTGCAATGTTTTACAAATCTTCTGGAAAATACTTGTCAAGTGCTTCTAACTTATCATCAGCGTCAACTAACATTGATAAAGCTTCTTCTGCATTTTTATAGAAATCACCAGTTGAGTGATCTCCAATACCAGATCCTTTATTTCCTAAAAGATCTAAAGATAAAAGTGCTTTTGATTTTTCAGCTAAGGCACTAGCTCTTAGCATTTCGATTAATTTCTTATTCATAATTGAGTTTCTAGTAGTTTAAATGTTTCTTCTTTTAAAAATTCTTCAAAGGATAAAGGGATCATTTCTCCTAAAATAGCATTTACCTTTGAGCTATTAAGTGCGTATCTTCTATCATGTCCTAGACGGTCTGCTACAAATTCAAATTCAGGAGTTTTGCCCATGATGTTTCCTATCATTTCAATAACTTCTAAATTAGTGTATCTTTCCTCTGAACCAATATTAAATACTTCGTTAATTCGGTCTGACATCATTAAGTTATAAATAACTAAAGTGTTGTCTGTTACGTCCATCCATTCTCTAACTTGCTTTCCATCTCCATAAACAGGAATTTTCTTTCCTTCTTTAATAGAGCGCATGATAGTTGGGATAAATTTTTCTTTATGTTGATGAGCACCATAATTGTTACATGTTCTGGTAATAATATATGGAAGATCAAATGTTCTGTTAGCTGAAAGGACTAGCATGTCTGATGATGCTTTAGTCGCCGAATAATAAGAAGAAGCTACTAGCGGAAATTCTTCATCCGCTACTACGTCCTTACTAATGTCGTCCATGTCGCCGTAAACTTCATCTGTAGAAATATGAATAAATTTTCTAAGATTAGGGTTTTGTCTAGCACACTCTAAAAGATTGAACGTTCCTTCAACGTTTGTTCTAACGAAAGGTCTTCCGTCTTTAATAGAATTATCTACATGACTTTCAGCTGCGAAGTGAACAAGGAAATCATATTCTCCTAGATCTTCTACTGTTACTTCGCAAATATCTTTCTGAATTAATGTTACTTTAGTTTTAATGTTATTTGGATTTGCAGCATAAGTCATTTTATCAACTACTACAATTTCTGCTGTTGGGTTTTTTCTACCAATCGTGTTTACAAATTCAGATCCTATAAATCCAAATCCACCAGTTACTATTATTCTCATTTGTTATTAATTATTTTAGCCGCTTCATCAGCTGTTAATGACTTTACGTTTTCTTCTATAATAGAAGGATTCTGTAAGATGGTTTGCTTAGTTATTAAATCTTTAATTCTTGTCGTAGACCAATTATGTGATCTAGTTGTATAAATAACCTCAATTGGCATGTGATCTCCTGTGAATCTTTTACCAATGTAATCATCTCCTAAAATTCTAACATCTGGTTTATAAAATTCCATTAAGTTAATAAGATCTTCTTCTGTTTGATATGTAACTACTTCGTCTACGTATTTAATAGCCATTAAAGTTTTATATCTTTCGTATAATGGAATTACTGGCTTGTATTTAGTAAATCTAGTTTCCGAAGGATCTCTTTGCAGAAATACCATAAAGTAATCACAGTGTTCTTTTGCTGTTTCGAATGTGTAAATATATCCAGGGTGAAGAAGATCGAAGTTCCCTGCTGTAAATCCTATTTTACCTTTATTTTGATCCATTTATTTTATTTTCTTGTAACTTAATTCTGAGCCACAGCTGGTGAATAATTATTTCAATAGATTTTTCATCATCTTCTTCAAGTGCAGTGATGATAGTAAAGTTATCAACTAATTTTCTAGCTCCATCTAGATGGGAAAGACTAGAACATGAATCAATCACAGTTTCGATTTTCTCTATCGCTTGAATTGACCATGTGTTAAAGTTTTCGGGTCTGAAGATAATGTTATCCATATTGTATTATACTTAAAAAAACTAAATTGTTTATATTTTATATTTAGATCTATACCACTTGATAAGAATACTTGCAGTGCTGTAGTTGGTAGCCAAGGGGATGTCATGGACATCGCAAAGTCTCATTAGCATTGATATATCTACATCATGTGGATGTTTATCTAGAGGGTCTCTCATGAATATTACGCCTGTGATTTCTCCTCTAACTACCATTGCCGCTATTTCAGCATCTCCACCTAGAGGACCACTTTGAACAGTAGAAACTCTATCAATTCCAGCATGCTCTACCTTTTTCCCCGTAGTTCCTGTGGTAACTATGTCTACTGCATCACTGTTAAAGAAATCTAATCTCTTAGATACAAATGCTACCATGTCTGCTTTTTTGTTATCGTGCGCAATTAATGCGAATCTCATCTTGTCCATACTCTATTAATAAAAAATGCTCTGTAGTTATACAGAGCATTCTTAAATTGTTTAAATATTTTAAAGATTACCAGCTAGCAGCCCATACAAATTCAAAGTTATGTTTCTTACAAAACTTTTCAATCATATCTGAAACCTTAGCTTGAGCAGCTTCGTACTTAGCGTAATCTCTTCCATCTATAATATTATAAGCGCTTTCTCCATATTCATCAGGATGTCTTAATTCTCTTGGCTCGTCAGTCTTATAATAAACTTTCTTTTCAGCCGTTCTAATATAAGGCATTCTTAATTCTATTCTTCTATGTGCTTTTCTTCCGCTTGCCTTTGCGATGTCATATTGCTTTTCGATTCTTGGCTTTAATCTAGTCCATTCGGCTAATATTTTATCATTAGCTTTAAAACCTGCTAGGATAGTTTTCATGTCAAATTCTACTCCGTTTACTCTTTTGTAATCTTTGAAAACTCCAACTACATCATCCATAAATTTATCAAAGCTAGAAATAGATTGATAAGAACCATGTACAGTTCCCATACCCCAATCATCTTCTACCTTTCCAGTTGATACTTTTTTGGTTCCATTGAATAATTTTGCAAATGAATAATTAGGTTTACGCGTTGAGTTGTTAGACTGAAACTTAAATACTTCATGTTTCCATGATTTTCCTCGAAGCTCAATGCTCAAACATAAGTTACCTCCATAATTCCATTCTGATCTATAAACTCTACATTTGAATTGAATTTTTGGAAATTCCTTTTTTAAACGTTCAGCCATTTGTAAACCATTACCGAAGTTAGATTCTCTTTTGTATGCTTCTTTACATTCTTTAGATTTTCTAGCAATAGCTAAAACCTTACTTATTGTATAGTATGTTTCTGAATCGAATATTTCATCATCTGTTTCTTTATCTAAAATAACATCTTCATTAATAGATTTTAAATGAGTCAGTTTAGTGGATGTTGATTCTGCAAATGCTTCAATATCCCATTGGATTCTTTGCATTGGATCATCACCTCTAAAGTTTTTCTCAACCCAATCAATAAGACCTGGTTCGAATTGGGCGTTTTGTGCCATATCATAGGCATTCTTCCAACCGTCGTTTGATGCAACGTCTTCTAACCATTGGTCATATTTCCTTTGAGTCCATCTTACTTTCTTAACAGCTTTCTTATGAGGACCAGCTCCTAATGTTGACTTTACAGTATTATAATGGTCTGGACCAGCAAATACGCCTTCTGCCCATTCTTGATCTCTTTTATTACCGTCCCAATATTTAATTTCTTTTCTGAATCTTCTTAGTGAATAATTACCACCTTCAATTTGTTTACGCTTTGTTACTTCTCCTTGTCTGTAACCTATTTCAATCTTCTTTTCTTCGGCAGTTTTAGGATCCATTTCAAAATGTAAAGATTTTACTAAATCTGCAATACCGTCAAACTTACCTTCATTAACCGATTCTAAAATAATAGAATTTAGCTTTACTTCTTTATTAAATCTAGCGCTGCGTACATCGTCAGTTACTTCTAACTTAACACCATACATTGCAGTTAATTTTACCTTTACTTTTTTACCATTATGTTCTGCTTCAAATTCTTTAAATGCATTTGCCTGTCGGCCATAATCCGTAATTTCATAGTTTCCATCTTCTGTATCAAATATAGTACCGATGCTAATTTTATTAAGAACTCTTGCACCCATCATAGATATTTTAGAAGAAGATATTGTTTTACCTTCATCAAGTGATCCGAAAGATTCAAATGATATAATGTTTTTCATTTCGCGTTGTTTCTTTTTATTTCTCTTCTTCTTATACTCTTCTTCGGCATCTCCTTTTCCGGCTGGAATATCCCCTGATCCAACTGATGTTTCAGATGGTAAAGAGACTTCTCCCATTCCGGCCATATCGCCAAGTGATAAGTTTTCGTTTTCGTTTAATTCCATATCTTAATATTCAAATGGTGGAGTTCCATAATCATCTTGTTCGATGCCATACCATACTCCTGATACTTGTAAATACCACCATCCATATTTAGTGTCGTCTACTACTTTAAATTTCTTAGGTAATTTAACAGATTTTTTTGGAGCTCTAGCAATATACTTTAAAACTGGAACACCATCGTCCCATGTTTTTTTAGTAGATCTTGCTTGAACTGATTGTCCATCTGAAAACGCATCAAATGCTTTTGCATCTTCTATTTCATCTGCTAATAAATCGATAGCTGATTCATTAATGTATTGTTCAAATAATTTTACTTTTTTCATTTTACCAAACTATGTTTTTATTATCCCATTTAGCCATTCTTTGCTTAAGCTCTAGTGCTTTACGCTTAGCATCTCTCATATACCAAGAACTTGATGAACCGAATTTTTCTTCTTCAGTTTTCATATTAACGTATGCTGAAACATATCCTTGATAATCTGACAATATATTTGCAATATAATTGGTTAAATCTCTAGGTCTAATTTCTCTTCCTTTAGGGTCTTTTCCTATTGTTAATTCGTTATAGTTTCCTAATTCTTTTTTAGCTAAACCAGCCATTAAGAATTGGTGTGCATCTTCGATAATTTCTTTAACTTTCTTGTCTATTTTATCTGGGTTATCAGCTTTCTTCGCAAGAATATCGTTATACCTTGTTAAGTTATCCTCTTTGATTTTCTTAGGGTTTGTAAGTGCAGTAGCTCCAGATTTTGCCTCTGCTCTTGCAGATGTCTTATCATCGGTAGATAAAGAAGCTCTTAATGTGTCTAAATTAATAATGTAACATTCGTCAGACATTTCCGCAATTCTTTTAATGTTACCTAATCCCGTTCCACTATATTGGTTGTGTGATTTGTTAACACCGACAGTATCTTTAGATCCAGGGTATTTACCCATGTTCTTAAGTCTTCTTGTGTTTTTCTTACCACCTATTGTGTCGCTGTTTCTATTCCATATTGAATCGTTCTGAAACATTTCATTTTTTCCATTAGAAACAGCTAATAAACAATTTCCAGGAATCATTTCAACATATCTTCCGGAAGAAGGAGCATATTCATTTTCTTTTTCATTTCTAGAAATCCAAAATACAATTACGTTTCCGAATGTTTTTGCTTTCTTATAAACTTCAACTGGGTTGCTATTAGAAATTATCATATCATCGGTAACTTTATCTAGTGCTACTTTAGCAAGACCGTATATACCTTTAATTAATTCCTTACCACCTTTTTTGATGTCTATTAATCCTCTTAACTTGGAAGAAGCTAGAGCTTCATTAAGTTCTAAAGATTCAGTTGCTCTGTATTTTGCAAATTTACCCTTTTTAATTGTTTTAACTAATTCAGCTTCGCTATCGTCCATGTGACCATATACATCATTATGTGTTGCTGCGTTTACTATTTCACCAGCATCACCAATAAAATAAGTTCCTCCTGCATATTCGTCTCCATCCATATCTAGATCAAAACCACCGGAATCTAATGAATTTTTAGAAATTGTGAATTCTTTTCCGTCTGCTTTTGAAAGAGCAGCTGCTAATTTTTTTGCTATTTTAGCAGTATCTTTCTGCTTCATAACCTTTGCTTCATTGATAAAATTATCGAAGTTAGTATATAGTTTCATTTTATATTGTTTTGTTTATAATAGTATATATCTTTTAATGTAAGGAATCATGTGCTAATTCATTAGCTAAGTCTGGATTATCATCTGTGAAATCTGATAATTCTTCGTCAGTCATTTCTTTTCCATTAGAATATTCACCATAACTAAAGAATGCATCTGTGAAATCTGGATAATCTTTCATATCAACATCTTCCATTTCTAATGAACTAATATCTACTTTCTTTCCTTTAAATTTAATATAATTAGCTTCGTTAATAAAAGATTCTAATGTTAAACTAACAACTGGTTTAATTCCAGTTAATATTCTTTTTCCAAATTTAGAAAGACCAATTCCATTTTCACTTACTGTAAAGTATTTAGAATTTCTTCTCATCCATCTTTTATTATCGATTGATTTTTCTTTTAGAATATTATTGAATTCTTCTTCTGTTAATACACCATCCGCTAATGCCTCGATCATTGCGTTTCTGACTTTAGCAGTTCTACCTGAAGTTTGTGCAGGATGATTATCGGTATATCTTCTTTTTATTTGAATTTTAGATTCTCTAAGACCCGGTTTCATTACGTTTAATTCCCACCACTGTTCTAATTGGTGATAAATATTTGCACCCATGTTTGAAATCATGAAGTCAATTACATCATCATAATTGTCTTTTTCATCTTGATAAAAACCAGGAGTATCGATATATTCTTTACCCATTATCTTTCTAACTGCTCTTTCTGGCATAGCATCGATTTCTTTTAAAAATTCTTCGAAATCTTCATCGTTTTTAAAACCCTTAGCTTCAATAACCATTGATTCCATTAGGCCAATAGCAATCTCTCCAACTTCTCTATCGCCGCCGTCAACATATCTTTTGTTAAGTATTGCAAATTTAAAACCATCTGCTTTTATCGTATACATTGGCATCATACTATCACTATAGTCGTATTTGTATTTACCTGCTTTTAATTCTTTACCGATTGCAAAGAAATCTTTAGCTTTACCTACTAAATCTGCAAGATTATCTAAGTGGTCACCGGCGTCGTCCTTTTCATTAACTAATGATTCATAAACTCCTTTTTCAATGTTCTTGATTAAGAGTTTAGCACCCTTCTTGTCAAGTTCATTTTGAATAAAGTCCATCATTTCGTTGGGATCTTCAGCATCTATACCAAATTCAGATGCTAAGTTTTGATATGCATCAAATTCCATATTAGAAATAGTGTCTTCTAAGTCTGCATACACATCTTCATTAACTGCTGATTCTACCATTACTAGCCCTATATCCTTATATGCTATTTCATGCTCTCCACCGTCTTGATCTAGTGCAAATACTGATTTATCATGCCACATTGCAGCATTGTCATCGTTATTAGAATCAGGATTATAAATGATATATTCTTTTCCGTTTCCGGTTTGAATCATTGCATCATCTGCATCTCCTAATTTTTTTAATAATGACTTTTTAGTATACCTTTCTTCAACAGCTTCACCTGACGTATATTCAAAATCATTATATAGTGCCTTTAACCATTCTAAAAACTCTGGAGTTTTCTTCATTACTTTCTTATGTCCGTATTCTTTAAAGAATTCTTTCTGAAAAGTATCAAATGATTTGTGATTACCTATCATTTGGTGAATGTCAGACATAACACCCTCACTGATAACTAATTTTACATCTTTGTTTTTACCAGCTACTGCATCATCTAGTTCATTTGTAAGAGCTTTCTTTTTTGCTGTTAAATCTATTAGCTGCTGTCTAGTTGCTGCTTTCTCATCACTTCCATCTTCCGCAGCGATGTATATCTTTACAATATCTTTCATCTTATTAACTGTTTCTCCAAATTCCTTTGAAATCTTGTTAATAGATCTAGCTTCTAATATATTAGATTCTTCAATGTATTCTCCTAATTCAGGATCGTCCCATCCATTAGGATCGGCTAATACTGATTGTAAATCTTCTCTTGAACCTGTCATTTCAACTTCTGGCCAATTGCCACCAGGGCCGTTCATTGTTAAAACTTTCATTTTAACATTATATTTCTTTAAAAGCTTTTTGAGTGTTTTTGATTTAGGATCTATTGCATCCATTACTACAGTAGCTTCATTTAAATTTTCGTCTAGCTTATCAAAGAATCCACCATGTTCACTTTGTAAATCTTCACCATACTTGTCGTCCCATATTTTAGCTAATTCATCTTTAGTAATTTTACCTTTATATTTTCCCATGATTTCAACATAGACACTACCATATTCATATTCAAAATCTTCACCATAAGAAAAATCCCATGCCTTTTCAACATCTTTAATTGTAAGCTTTTTGGCTTCAGTAACCTTTGATTCATACCATCCGTTTTCGTAATCGTCATCATCTTCATAATCATCATACTCAGGTTCTTGATACCATGATTGATTTGGATCAGATTCTGCTTCTTCAGTAAAGTCATGTCTTTTCCAATTAAATCTTGGATCTTCAACTAATGCAGGGAATAATGTCTTTTTCTTTTTATCTTTGGTCTTTATTTTACCGAATGCTAAATCAATACCAAGTTGTCTTAATTCTTTAAATGAACCTTTCATTGTTTTAACATCTTCTTCAGTATATCCATTCATTGTAGCAACAAGATCATAATAATCCATTCCACCAAATTCACCATATCCTTCATAATCCTTTTCCGTCCACTTGTTACCCATATTATCATACATAAATACTGTAATCATGTTCTGTCTTTCAGAACCTATTTGTGTGTTTGTATCGGATGTAAGCCATGAAAATTGACCTTCAACTATCATCTGTTCATGTAACAATTGAGCACCAGTCGTTACAATGTTTAAATAGCTTTCAGGAATTCCATTTACAAAGTTATGTAATTCTGGTTCGAAATCTGGCATACCACATGCATATCTTGGATATGTTGCTCCTTCTGTATTTACAAGAATACTCATTCCATAATACTCTCCAAGCTCACCTGATTCAGTGTTACAATATAATACAAATACCTGTGGCACTTGAACTTTAAAGTTAGATTGTAATGGATATTCGTTATGACATCCTAATTCTTTAGTAGTGTATACGTCTAAGGAATGTAATTCTTTATCATATTTAGTTAATTCTCTATATGGAATAGAAGCTCTTTGGTTAAATAGATCTCCCCAATAAGAAGGCTTTCTCAAGGAATATTTCCCAGAAACCTTTTTGTATACTTTATATAAATCAACGTTTTCGTTCATTGAATTTACAAAGCTTTCGAATGTTTTTTTAGTGCTCATTTTTATTTGTATTTGTTTATTTAAACTCGGTTAGGCTTTATTTTATATTTAAATTTACCTTGTGTAATAGAATATATTTGTAATTCGCTAGTTTTTCCAGGTAATTTCTTGTAATAGTGAAAAGCTACTATTTCATGATCTTTAGACTCTATAAAAAGGAATGGAGTAGGTATATCTCCTACTGCTGAAATTACATCGTCTTGTATTTCAGTAAATGTTCTAACGGAAGGCTCAGTCTCTATTATACTTTTAATTTTTTCTGCAGTTTTAGAGTCACTTAGCTTTCCTAATTCTACGTCATTAAATTTAATTACTAATGCGCCGTTATCTTTATCTCCAGGACCTATTTTAAAATCTCTTTCACTAGAAGAAAGGGCCTGAATATCTGTCTTAGTTAAATTTTGAATATGCTTAAATCTTTTTCCACCTACAGTTCCCCATTCATTTATCCAACCTCCACCGGCAGCCATATCTTTACCATCTCCGTCCGGGTTGATTTCTTCAATATTATATTTTACTGCGTCATATAATGCCGTTAACTTCGGTACATAAGTACTATTAATTCCCTGGTGTTTTGCACCTGTTCTCCAATTTTGTAACATGCCCTTTGACATTTGAGCTTCTTTTAACTCACATTTACCAAGGGGTGGTTTAATTGGTGACCACCTTTCATTATATAATTCTAAGTCAGTATCGGCCGCACCTCCACCTATTTTTATATTTTCTACAATATACGCTAGCATTATTTCTCCAGCACCAATTCCATTATCGTCTCTTCCAATATTAAACAATTCGTTTGCTTCGCTTTTATTTAACATTAAATATTGAAAAACTACTCCGAATGTATCGTCATCCATTTTAGAAAGCCATAACCTGCCATCAGGTTGTTGTTTAACATCCTGTGTTGAAGTAAACTTAACACCTTGCCATGGACACTTATTCTTTTTAAATGTTCTATTAATTGAATTAAATAAATTCTGTTGGGCAGATTTACTTCCGGTCGTTGCAACTCCAATATAGGATTCTATAATTAACGCTTCATTTTCAGCGTTGGTTTTTGCAGCACTATGTAGTGCTCTTTCAAAATCGTACCTATCCATTGTTTTCTAAAAATTGTTTAAATGTTAATAATGATTCAGCAACTTCATTTGATTCTGAAGTACCTACTGAATCTTCTAATTTTTTCTTAAGTTCGCCATACATTTTATGTAATGCTTTGGGTGTTGTTGACTTAAATAATCCTTCATCTCCGTCTAGCATTGCGTTTCTAACCTGAGTCGCTGAAATATTATTGTCTGTTCTTGGAATTTCAAATAATCCAAAATCACTCCTAACTCCAAGATCTTCTCTATAAGAATCTTTATTTACTTGGAATCCGTAAGTTTTCATTCTATCGCTTCCTGTTCCCCATAATACGGGTTCATAAGTTGGTCTCATTGCATTGAACATTGTATCAATACCTCCGGTTGGAATTACAAAGATTTCTTTTAAGAATGGATATTGTTTTTGAACCGCCTTAAACATATCTAATTGTGTCTTCTCATCATAAGGTCTTTTAAATGCATCTTCCTTTTTCTTATTCTTTGCTTTTACTAATAAAACAACCACAGGATATCCATTTTCTTTGTGTATAGTTTCTAATACTTTAGCATGTCCAAGTGTAAATGGTTGGAATCTACCAACAAACATATTTACTAATTCTCCTCCTTGTTCAGGATGATCTACTTTAAGTGCTTCATTTAAATTAACACTTGTCTTTACTTTATTATGTAATATGAAATTATTAAAGTCGTATATGGAATTTTCATCGGTATTCTCTACAAATACTTTCTTATCTATAGTTTCTACTATTTGATTTAAATGCTCTAACATTTCTGCATTTATGATATCGCTTTCCTTGCTTCTCTTTTTTCTAAAAGAACCTAAAGTTATTTTAAATAATTCTGCAAGTATTTCGTTTTCAACATAAGAAAGAGTGGTCTCGTTCTTAATGTATTTAGTATTTAGTTTAAAGGAATCTGAATCTGCAAAATCAGCTGATTCAAAGTTAACACCAATAAACTTAGCAGAGTGTTCTTTAACATACGTATTAAACATCACTGACATTAATTCAATATATCTCCAGTCTGCTGTTTCTTCATTTAGTTGAATGTCTTTCATTTCAAATGTAGAAATAAATTCAATAAGACCAGCAATAGTAATTTGATACATGTGGCTTGATCTCTTATTTTCACTAACAGTTCTTGTAAAATCTTCTAATTTAAAAGATCTAGATTTTTTCTCATCAATAAAAGAAACTATTAATCCGTCAATTTCTACTTCAAAGTCTTCATTTAACGTAGGAGAAACTGCATTTGGATTAAATGTCTTAATCATCTTTTGAGTGAAAGGTAATCTTGCATCTGTATTTGGATCATAATCAAATGCTTCAGAAAACTCCTTATCTGACATAGATAAAACACTTATTAATTCTTCTTTTTGCATTTGAGATAGCATACCATCAAACACAATGCTAGGTCCTTGAACCTCTAATATCTTTGCCCATTTATTTAATATAATTGGATCGCTAATTGTTTTTCTAATCTTACCTGACTCATTCATAGTTTGAATGTGCGTAAGTATTAAATTGTTTTTAGGTAGTTTAGTATATTTATATTCTGACACGTTTAATTCAGGTAAATATTCAAAACCAAATTTCCAATCATGTGGCATTTGTTCCTTTATACTAGGATCTAAACTTTGGATGTGCTTGACACCTGTTTCATATAAACCTACTATTGTTCTGTCTATCATGTTCATTCTAGAATCTCCAGATTTGTAATATTCAAATTTAGTCTGGTTTCTTCTAACGTGAAATGAAGCTCCTTGTATTTTTTCAGTTACTAGAACCCTGCTATTCAACATATCTTGAAATGCATTGATATTAGTTTCCTGAAATACTTGTCTTAGTTTTTTAAGTGCCATATTATATTATTTATCTTCCGTACTTTATGATTCCCATCAGCTGATTGATAGCAGCAAAAGTACCTGTTAGTTTCATAGTCTTTCCTTTATATACAAAAACTATTCCTTCAGTTGGTATGATAGATTCTACTCCTCCAATTCTATCTAATCTCTCTAGTTCTTTCATTACCTTTTCGATCTGAGTAACGCTTCCATCTTTTTTGATCTTTTCAGATTCTGATCTAATTTGATTATGTAGTCTTTGCATCTCTTTGTCTGGATTTGCAGCTACAAAATTAGAAGCATTCATAAGAATTATAGACCCTAGTTCTAAAAATAAATCTTCAAACGGTCTAATGTTTTCTTTATATTTCTTTTTAACATCTTCTTTGTCAAATTTCTTAACAGAAGCAGCTTCATCTTTTCCTATCTCCTTTGCAAGTGATCTCATATTTAAAGACTTTTTATCTCCATAAGCCCATCTTAATAATAAACCTTCCTTATAGTCTTGTTGTAAATCTGGGAAATTTGCATCTATTGTTTCTCTCCACCACATTTCATGATATCTAGAAACTTCGTCACCGTCTGTTAAGTTATAACGATCTCTTAATTTTTCAATCTGCTTTATAAATTTAGCTTGATTTTTATCAAAATTAATATCTTTACCTAGTTTTAAAATCTGAGGAGGAATTATTGTAAATGTCTTTTGAACATCGGCATCTACTTCCTTTAAAGCTTTGACTAATTCTCCTGCTATTTTTCTAGATCCTGTAATATTACCATTCCCATCAGTTTCTTGAATATCGTGAAATTGAAGAACATCTCTTTCGTAATAGATTACATTTGGGTTTTTAGAATAGATTAATTCTATATTTATAAAATCTTTACCGTCATTAAATATGGACTGATCTTTAATTTTTGGAAGAGCTTCATTTAGATCTTTAGCTGCAAACACGTATGTTTCTCGCACTAAAGGTACCTCATGCTTTTCAAACATTTCTATAATACCGTCTAAATCAACGGGACTAATTAATTGACCTTTATTTCTAGAAAACATCGTAACTCCGTTTTTTACGGTTGCTAATAGATTTTGACCGTCTGTTTTTTCAGTGGCTACCTCTTCAAAGTTTAATTCTCCTTGAAGACCGGACGTTACGATCTTTTTAAAATCTGCGAATGTTAAATCTTTTTCATCGAAAGGATGAGACATGTGACCAGCTGCACCGCCTTCTAAGATTAATTCTTCTTTAAGTGTATTGTATTTTTCAACGATATATTCGTCAAATGATAAAACTTTACTCTTATTTTCACTCATATAATGTGCAACATATTCCTCTCTGGTCATGCCTTGTGCATCTGCGTGATGTTGAATAAAATCTACAAAGTTGTTATTTAGTTCCATGTATATAGCTAATATAATTAAAAAACTTGACCCGGAAAAATCCAGGTCAGTTTATTTTTATTTTTTATTATAAATATCTATCGATAAATTCTTCTTTGCTACCAACAAATGATCTAGTCTTTGGGCCGAAAAGAACAATCTCAGCACCTTCTGATTTAAGCCAATCTGCAACTTTTTGAGCTTTTTTCTTATCAGCTGATAACCATACTGTGTCAAATTCAGGACCATGAGACCTTTGCATTACAATACCTCCTTTTTCATTTGTAAATTTAAACTTATCTCCAAGAGCAACACTTACTTTAATATTTTTATCAAAATTCTTTTTATGATTCTTAAAAGAATATGCTAAAGCACCTGAGTAACTTTTAGTGTCAGTTGTAAATTCATCTAAAGATGTAGTAGTACCTTCATAAATATTTGATTCAAATGCTGGAACTAATCCAGTTTCTCCGTAGATATCTGCCATCATCCATTTTTTAGAACCTTCATCCCATAAATAAACGAATTCTGCACCACCTTCGTAATTTGCATCTTTAATATATTTGTTAATATTCTTAACATTACCTTTCATCAGATTAACATCTCCGCCATAGAAATTAATTTTCTTAACGTCTTTATCTAAACCTGAATTATCTCCATTTTTAAGAACAAAATCTACATTTTTACCACTTTTAAAGGTTGATTTAATAATAGGCAACATGTTTTCAGGATATGAATCATAGTGAGTATATACTGAAGTAATATTTCCTTTCTTGTCTATTTTACCAAATTGACCTCTAGTTCCTTCATTAATTACATAATTGATTACTTCGTTAAATTTAGATTCTTTTAAAGAAATTTCTTCTTCAGTTAATTGAAACTTAACTGATTCTTCTACTGCGTTAAATCCTGCTAATAATTTTTCAGCAAGTTTAGATTCACCAATAGATTCTAAATATAGAGCAGTGCCTTCAGCAACTCCAATACCTGACCATCCGGCAGCATTTGAAATTCTAGAATAATACTCATCTAATATCTGTGATATTTTCTTTGCTCCTACTATAATAGCTTGTTTACCAAGAGTTAAAGGATTAACAGTAACACTTCCTAATCTTCCTTTGATAATTTTTTCAGTAGCTGTTCTTTCTCTATGGAAATTAGCATCAGTTAATGCTTCAGCGTAAATATATTTAATAGCTCCTAAGTGAGAAATTTTATCAGCTGTTAAGCTTCCTAGTTCTGCAAATATTTTATTGTATTGAGTTAATACTTTCTTTGCATCTCTTTTATATTTAATATCTAAGGCCTCATTCATTAATGATTCTCCTAATCCCCAGTAATTTGCGTGATCGTATTCAACTGGGAATATACCTAAATCACCTTCATCACCTTCTTCACTTTTAACAATTTTAGCAAGATAGTAATCTCCCTTTGCAGTATCTTCATATCCGTATGAATCTGCATCTGATCCCATTTCTTTTTTAAATTGCTTTGATATCTTTCTCCAATTATCGATAGCGATTATTTCAACTTCGCTTCCAATTGAATTTTCAGTAGTATCTCCTACTTTAAATTTAGCTTTTTCAGTAACTAAAGATTCTGAAAATTCTTCAATATGTTCCATATCGATTTCATCTTCTCCCTTTAATTCTTTTTGTACTTCTTTAGACTTTACTAATTTTGAAAGATCTTTCATAGTGATTTCTCCATCAATGAAGTCAGCTAGTATATAGTATTGATTAGAAGAATATCCTTCACTGTCTCTAAAATCACCAATTTCTTCAATTGCTGCTTTAGTAACGGTCTTAGCTTCAGTAACTAAAGATTCGCTTAATGAATTTCTTAGACCACAGTGTACGCATTCTACCGTTCCGTCCTTGTCAATTTGCTTATATAAATGTCCTTTTTTATTAGTACACTTTGGTTCGTCTGATTCAGTAACTTCTTCTGATGCAGTAACATCTTCTACCTCTACTTCTATTTCAGCTATTTCTTCTTCTGAAACATCTCCAAATATTTTTGAGATAATTGATTCTTTCTGATCTTCTTCTAAACCTTCGAAAGAAGTTAATCCTAATTCATCTAGAATAGCAGCTATTTTACCAACTGATTCTTGTCTTTTTAAATTGTTTTCTTCTCTAAGTTTACTAACAGATTCCTGTTTTCTAATCTCTGTAAACGATTTAAATGAAGAAATTTTATTAACTTGTGCCATTTTTTAATGTTTATTTAATTTAGTTTCGTTATTCTATATATCTCCGTCAAATTTGACTTTCTTAATACTATACTCAAATTTCTCTTGTTTATAAATTTTCTGCCTCGCCTTACTATGTTTATATAAATAGTTATCCCATTCGTCAGTTCTAATGTCATCCACAAAATCGACAATTAATACAGCTTCTTTAGACTCATGCTGCCTTAGACCTCTACCAATTGACTGCCTGATGATCACCTCGGACTTAAATGACTCTGTAAAGAATATATTGTGTATTTTCTTAATGGAAATTCCAGTAGAAAATGTACCATAACTCGCTACAATAACTACTTCATCTCCTGCTTCCATTTTCTTTTTATATTCTTCTCTAATATCTTTATCTGTTCCTCCATCTACATAAAAAACTCTTTTATCTGAGTTTTGGCGGAGCTGTTCGTATATTTTTTTACCATGTTCTATTCTATGAAACAGAACTAGAGAGTTCCTAGGGACCTTGCCAACAACATTACATATAAAATTAAGTCTACCAAAAGAATTAATAATATAATTTTGTTCCAGTTGAAAAACATCCTTCCTATCATACTTATTAAATGCTAATTCTTCAAATGCTTTTTTGGCGGAATCAGGTGCGTAATTCATTTCAATTACTTTTACTTTACATTTAGCGATGTGACCCTGACTCTGTAAAAATGCAGCCTTAACTTCGCTAATTACAGGACCCGTTTGACTCATTAGTGTTAACTTGTCTAAAGATCCATCTTTAGGAATTGTACCCGATAAACCATATTTATATTGTGCACTTGTACATTTTTGTAATATAGTCTTAATAGAATTAGATTTCGCTTTATGAGTTTCATCTACAATAACAGCATCGAACTGTTGAAAATATTCTTTAGGCTTTTTAACTAAGGACTGATATGTACCTATCACTACATTCCTGTCTGACTTTATTTTCTGGCCGGCATATATCTGTTGTATCTTTAGTTTTATTCTATTCTTATTATTGTATTCGTGGAAATCTTCATGGGCCTGAACAACTAGAGAAACATTAGGAACTATAAATAATATCTTTTCGGCCTTTTCTTTTTCTAACATATACGCCACTGTTAAAAAACTAATAAGTGTTTTCCCAGCGGAAGTTGCTAATTCAGCTAAACATCTCCTAAACTTTAGGATATTAAATGCTGTTTCTATTTGATAATCCCTTGGAACAAATTTACTACCCTCAAAAAATTCTAAAGCCCATGCTTCAAATGATTCTGCACCTATGTTTCTATCAAATAGTCTTTGAATTCCATTAAGTTTAAGATCAAACTTATATTCCTTGCAAATGAGCATAACGTATCTCCAAAGACCGGCGGGAATCCACTTATCGTCTTTGATGTATGAAACATATCCGTCCCATATTCCTTTCTTGACTAAAGGATTAAATCTCCAACTATCAATTCTTTTAGTTAAAGATATTTTAATCTGCTCTAGTTCAAGTTCCTCTGCTTCATCAATTCGTAAGAATTGATTATCATCTGTTAGAGTTAAAATCAATTTTCATTTAACTTTTTTTACAGTCTCGAAATATCAAGGCGATTCTTTATTGCAAAGCCCATATTGTCGAGAGTTTTTACTGAGCCTTCAATAAAGGCCTTTTGGCTTTCAAGTAAATCCAAAATCTGTTTATCATCTGAAAGATCTGCGTCGATAAAACGTTCTCTTTGTTTATCCGTTATCTTATAATCAAACTTATAATATTCAATCCATTTCTGTTTATATAACTTGTCTACTGTTCCCTTCTGTGTTCTAATTTTACCAGCGATAGTTGCTAAATTTTCAACTAATATTTGCCTATAACTTAATGTATATGCACTAACATCTTCTAGGTTAATACCTTCTTTTAAGTTTGCAGTAAGTTCTTTAATCTTTAAAGTCCATTCTGATCTTTGGTTTGCTAAATATTCGTCTAATTGTACAATCTTAGATTTGTTAGTTGATTGTTCTGTCATGTGGTGTTTTTTAGAATAATGAGTTATTATTAGTATTCTTCTTAATATAAACTTGACTCTTAAATTTCTTTTTGTATTTAGGAGTTATTTTAATTTCTTTTTCAGCGTGTGATAAATCGGCTGCTGCAAACCCAATAATCATTTTTAGATTTTTGTGTCTTTTTCCATCTTCTTCGAATTGATCTAATTCGTCATTTACCATTTGTACGTAATCGTCTATCATAAGTAATAAGCATCTAGTCGTGAATTACTAAAATACTTATCCATTGTGGATAAACATTTATTTTTTGTTTTCCAAGCAGCGATAACTAGATCGTTTAGATCTTTAATCTTGCTAGGATATTTATCCATCTTTGATTCAGACATAAATTTGTCCCATGTAAATACTTCTTTACCTCTTTTTAATTTTTGCATCATCTTTGATTTTCCTGCTTCGTCATTATCAAACATATATCGTATTGTTGGAATTTCATCTAACTCTTCGGTTGATCTGGTTACAGACGCCAATGCTATAGAGTTAGGCATAAATAAGGCATCTAAAGGTCCTTCGAATACCGTACAGGGCATTTGGAAGTTTGCAGTCATGATACCAAACAAAGTTGATAACTTCTTAGAGGATATAAGCTGTTCATCCTGGAGAGGTATTTCTTTATTCATTTCCTGATATATCTTTTCTATATCGTATGTTAGATATCTTGTGTTTTTACTTTTCCTTAAAGATCTACTTTGAAATCCTATAACCTTACCTTCAGGTGCTAAGTTTAAAACTAAGATTCTTTTATCTCTGGGAGAATACAAGAAGTGATTAAGCTTCTTATGTAAAAACCTGTTCTTTAAATAGAAAAAAGCAGGATCTCCTGGTTCTATCTCTACTAGTTTAAAAACTTCTTTAAGTTCCTTTCTCGTAGGTGATAAATCATATAAGGTTTTAAATACACCATGTTGTAGAGTGTCTACTTCATTAACAGATACTTTGTGTTCTTTAATGTATTCTATAATTGTAATAGAATCTTGAGTATCTTTGAATTTTAGGTGATGATCTTTTAAAAAACCATATAGATCTGAGTGTTGTCCACAATTAAAGCAGTGGAATTGTAACGTTGCCCAATATAGATTACCTCTTTTCTTATGAGTTTCACCATGCGAGTCACCACAATAAGGGCATGCCAGGTTTAAACGACCTGGCATTTCCTTAATCATGTGTTTGTTAGGGTCAGTATGTTCTTTTACACAAACTTGTTTAACTAAACTTCTGACCTTCTGCTTTAAATCTTCTGTGATTTTTTTAGATTCCGATTTCATCTAAGAAAGAATCTAGATCATCGCTATCTGCTGATGCAGTTGAAGATTTTGTTTCTGCTGCCGTTGGAGTCGCTGTCATTGTGTCAGGGAATTCAAAGTTAGCATCATTTCCTGTTACCGGAGCTGCTTCTTTTACTGCTGCTTTTTTAGCAGCTGGCTTCGGTGTAGAAATTACAGAATCCATTGAAGAACCAGGGTTAAGATATTGTCTTAAAATACCATTGACAAAGTCAAGAGTTTCAGCATCCCATTTCTTATATCCATAAGGATCTAAAGATGGCGCTGTATCTAATTCACCTTTAATAGATGTCATAGCTTCTTGGTTTCTTTCAGCTGGTTTTCCATCAATTGCAATAGCTGATCTAGTTGCAGAGAATTTAGACTTATCATAGTTATTATATTCACCTTGGCGAGTAATAATAAGTTCAAAGTTCTTTCCTTCGAATAAATCATAAATCTGAGTTGGTTCACCAAATGCAGGTTTAGTTTCTTCTTCGATCTTCTCTTTAATTTTGTAACCGAATTTAAATACTTTATAAGTACCTTCTAATTCAGGGTTCTGAGGATCTTTCACTACTTTGATAAGTGAGTAATACTGTTCTCTACGCTTAAGCTTGTCGCTCATCTTACGGTCTACTGCTGAATCACTCTTACGAAGTTTGAAGAATGCATCTGCAATTGGACACTTATCTCCTACCGTTGAAGGTGAATCAATAAGTCTTCCATCGCCGTTAGCGTCAGTTAGCCAGTGTACATACTTTTTAACTAATGAATTTCTTGGGTTTGTTGGGTTTGGAACAAAACGAATAAGTGCTTTGTAAGTTCCGTCTTTACCATCATCTGCGGATGGTTTGTAGATCTCATTTGTAGAGCTTGAGCTCTTTGTTTCATGAGTTTCAACGTCTGATACGCTGAGGTTAAAAATGTCAAAATCTGCCATGTCTTTAATTGCTTTAATTTACGTTAATGTCTTTAATCTTTAAAAAACTTTCAATAGTTATACATGCAATTCCTAAAAGGTTTCACAATAATAACTATTCTATATATCCGTATTGCAGGGGGCAGGGGGAAGAATTATAACTCTGAATAGGTTGATCCAGATTCGTCAATCCACTTTGAAGAAGAGTTTGGAAGACGAGCTAAACCAGCCTTTCTTAACATATCTATCATTTCATTTTCTGTTATTCTATGTTGAGTTACCATATCACTTAAAATCTCTTTAAGCTTTAATAGGTGTGCCGGTATTATTTCTCTATCTGTTTGCATATTTTATATATCTTTTTATTTTATGAAACTTTATGGGGAAAAGACAGTATAACTTAAGACTTTAAGCCTCAGTGGTAAATCTATTCCTCAGTGGCCGACATCTTTGCTCTAACGAAGTGAGTTAAAAAGTAAGCGTCAACTAAATCGTCAAAGGGTTTTGGTATTTTTTTAGAAGGTCCAATTTCTTTCACACAAAAATCTAAAAGAGGATGTTCTGCTAAAATTTGATCTCCTAATACATTACTTAAAAAGGCATCCCATAATTGAGACTTATTCATGTTTCCTTTTCCAGCGTGTTTCTTAATTGTAGTGGGAGCAATGGTTTGAATATCTAAGATTTCAAGTTGACTTAGCATTCTTTCTTTAAGTATCGCAGCTCCTGCAGCCATATCTATAATATTATTAGTTCCCATTTTAGAACCGAAAGAAGTTCCTTCAAAAGAAATAATATATTGCTTCTTTGTTTTTGTAATATCCGTTATTAAATTAATAATGTCATCTGCGGTTTTAGCGTATCTCTTTATCTTTGCTAATTCAACGCTTGAATAATCTTCACCATGTTTTCCCCAGTCAGGTTGATTAATAAGAGTAACTCCCTTTAAATGAGATATGTCTTCTTGCCAAGCTCTTTCTTTCTTGGTTCCTTGACCTTCTTTAATATAAGATATGAAATGATATTCGTTAGTTTCTTCTTGGTATATAAAAATACCTGGAGAATTTAATGAAAAGTCTACTGATACGTAATTCAAATTAGAATGATTTTCCGATAGCCGCACCTAATCCAGCGCCAACTAATCTTGAGGTTAATAAATCGTAAAAAATACCTTTCTGAATTCCTAGAACTTTAGCAACTGTTTTACCAATTGTTTTACCTAGAGCAAATCCTGTAAGGCCACCAAATATAGAACCTAAGAAACCTTCATTTGTTAATTCCTCATTAAATCTTTCAAAATCAAACGTTCCATCTTCATTTGCATACTGTCTAGTAAATTCTTCTAAAGCAGCATCTACTTTTTGCTCTAATTCATCAGTCCATTCTGACTGCAGAGATTCTTCTAAAAGGGTAATTTCCTCTTTAGTTATATTCTCTTCGCTTAAGTATTCAAAAAATGTTTTCATTATATTGGTCTATATTGTTATGGATTATATATCTCGTTTATTTACCGTCTATCTCTGAGATAATATTAAACTTATTATAATAGAAGTTAAGTGTAAATGTAGAAAAATCAGCAACATTACTTGACATGTTTAACTCTAATTCAGAAATAGAATTAAGAATAGGCTTTTCAAAAACTGCACTCATTAAATGTATACCTTCTGCATCCATTATTTGAAGTTTTAGATCGTTAATAAAAGGGTCTCTAACTTGTTTTGAATAATAATATAATAAAGTATCTTGCATTATCCAATAATTAATATACCCGTCTAATAGCTGTAACTCTATAGAGAATTGTCTTTCAACTGTATTTTGAATAGGAATAGACCCTCTATGGTATGTGATAGTTCCGTCGTTAGGCGATTGCTGTATTGGATCAAAATTAATTCCAGGTAAACTTAAACCCTGTATTGAATAATTGACAAAATCAATAGGTTCTTCTATTATGTTGCCTGGCATTTTACCCAAATAAGATCTATATTTGTCAGCTACTTCCTTCGGAATAAATGTCCTAGGAAATTTAAAGTTAAATAAGTTATTTCTACTATTTAATATCATTATACTATTTCTACTTTTCCATGATACAATAAGGACTCTGTTTCTCCATTCTTTATATTAATATAGAATTTGTCTTCGAACTTATTTGCATCTGTTTTATCAAATCTTACAGCTGTGCCTTTAGGTATTTTAAAGAATACTTCTCCTAATCCTAAATCTATATTAGGAAATGAAGGATCATGTACTATTCTCTGTTCTATAGATCCGCTTTTAATAATTAAAATTATATTTTCAGCGCTTACTAATGAAACCGCTTTTTTATCGTCACCATCGGGCTGAGCAATATTAAATTTCACGAAGTTATCAGATACTTTAGATAATTTAATGCTAGCTTTACCTTCTTCAAAAAACTTAATGTTATCTAATTCTTCAGATTCTGTTAAATCTGTTGTAACGTTTGTAGCAGATGCTAATATACCATAAGTATCTAACGCAACTGGAACATATTTAGTTTCTCCAACGCTCGGTCTAATTGAATTAACAAATTGATTTAATTCTCTATTTACTGTAGTGTTAGGTAGTTTATTATAGATAATAGTAGGATCTACGTTTCTTAGATTAATCTTTTCCATACGAGTACCGTATTTCTTAGGATTATATGATGTCATAGTAGCAACCTTAATAATCTGTGTATTATCGGTTTCATTATACATTCTCATAGTATGTCTAATATAAAATGAACTTGCAATATCAGAATTAAATATGATAGGTCTAAATGGTATCGGAGCTTCATAATTTGCGGTTTGAGTAAATGTCATAGAAGATGTGTCTAAGAAATCTAAACCTATTTGTTCACTAACTTCTATGTCATGGAATATTATGATATCATCACTTGATGTTTGTATTCTTCCATTTATATAGTTTTCAAAACCTTGCCTAGATCCGTCCTTGGTCCCATATATTTGAAAATAATCCATATCTTCTACTTCCTCGACGTTTGCTGCAATATCTACATATTCGTCTTCCATTGCGACTGTAACATCAATAGTGTCTTCTACATTGATGTATTCTACATCTCCTTCTTCAGTTAAAGTGTTTATTAATTTTAAACTTATTTCATAGTTAGTAGAATCTAATATTGCATCTTCGTTTTCTCCAAAGAATGCATCGTGAAAATCTTTATTCTTAGTTGAAACATCAAAATAAATTAAAGAAGGTACTTTAATTTGTATGTATTTAGAATATGAAGTATCTCCTAATACAAATGAATTAGGATTACTAATTTCAAAATTAGAATGATTTAAATACACAATAGATGTGAAATAATTATAGACTCCTGATTCTCTTTTTGCTTTTACCTGAAACATAAAACCTTCTTTACCTCTAGCTGCAAATGAAAATCCTGTCTTTAAGTGTAATCTTATAGTGTCATACCATACATCACTTACTATACTATCATCTACGTTTGCAAGAGAAGAGTCTGTTCCATTCCATGATGAACTATCTAAATATGCTAAATCATTTTTTAGTAAAGCCCATTTGCCATCATATTCTGAAGGAACTCCATAATATCTTCCAACTTCACCTGTTGCAGTTTTAATACTATTTCCAGTTTCTTGTTCTGGTTCTGCAAATAAAGGATTAGCTCTATTTCCTACGTTTATTTCTCCACCTCTAGCACTATCTCCAGCCATATTTTCATATGAATATTCAAATCTTCCATTAGTTCCTGGAGTATATATGTATGTGTTACCAATTAATTGGGTAGTTGAACCATCTATTGTGAATCCAGCTATATTGTCTATCGTAGAATCAGATAGGTTAAATTTATAAGTTTTGCCGTTTTTAAGAACTAATTGCCTAGACGCAAAATCATTAATAAAAACATAACCATCTTGTATCTTTACACTGAAGTTAACAACATCTGCTCCTAATTCATGAATTAAGAATCTAGAGGCTGAATCGTTAGATGCCTCTGTGTTTAAAAATTTAAATTGACTTCCGTTGTCGTCGTTTTCTATCTTAGCATCATCTACATAATCAACATTTTGATCATGATACATGAACTCCATTAGAATGTCGTCATCTAGTCTTAAGAATTTGGATGATTGTGCCATTGTTTATTTATTATTTTAAAATCTAAGAAATTTAGGGGACCAGTATACTCCTATACCAATTGATGGACCAGTACTTATAACTTGATTGTTATTCAAGTTAAGTCCATATTGAAATCCAACACCAATAGACCACCCTGCTTTTTTCTCATATTTATTATTTAATCTATCGTTAACTAAGTTTATATTTTCTATATTAGTGAACGTTACTCCTTTATATGGAGTTGTAATTTTAAGTCTGTCAAATCCTTCTTCATTAATGATGGCAGCACTTAAACCTATTCCCTGTATAATATCAAATCTAGAAGAGAATAAATTATAATTAGTGCTATCCTTTAAAAGAGATATACTTCCTTGAAATCTTCTCCAGTTATATTTATCAAACTCCCACTTATCGTTTACGTCAACTGTTATCGTATCTATATTATTTATAGAATCCGTATCAACGGTTACAACTCCATTTGCGTTTATTATAGAATCTTTTACGTTTAAAGTTGTTGAAAGTAAACTATTAACATTCTCTAATTCGTTATTAATATTTAATTGATTAGCATATTTAGAAACTAGTTTCTTATTACTTTCAGTTAGGGTGTTTACATCATACTCAAAGGATCTTATACTAGAAACTAATTCTTTATTTTTATTCTTTTCAATTATAATAGTATCTTGCGTGGCTTTATAGTTATTAAGGTTTCTATCAGATACCTTCTGAACTTGTATAATTTCTCTTTTTAAGTTTTGGTTAGAGTTACATTGTTGTAAAAGACAAAACAACAAAATCGCAAGTCCTCCGAAAAGAATTACGTTTTTGTAAAGTTTATATGTGTTTATTATATTCATATCTTTATTTTAATCACATCTCAGCATTCCTCCTAGGGAAACCGATGCACCGGAACTTGGAGTTGTTATTATTACACTACCGATCGCTGCACAGAATGTTTGTGAAGGTCCATTTACCAGGATCGTATCAAACTGTATAACACCGTTACAATCTTCATAAGAGTAAAGTGATGAGGAATTAGTCCCGGCTGTCACCACATGTGACTCACATAGACTAGGGCATGTAGCTGTTGTTAAAGAACCAGTATACGTAATTTGCGTAGAATTACCCGCTGAATGCTGTATTACAAGATCGTTAGTGGTATATCCCATGCCTAATTGCGAACATGCTGTCACTGATTGGATATCAATTGTTCCTATTCCAGTATTAATGTTAGGTGGATTTACGGTTGCAGTATACCTAGTTCCATTTCCAGTGTTTTGGGAAGTACCTGAAATTACAATAGGAGTTTGAGTAGCATCGTTTGTTATATACTGTACCTGGTCGCTACCGTTTCCCGCTCCAAAGGAATAATCATCCAAATTAAAGGTAGACCCTCCTTGTATTTGAAGTGCTGAAGTAGGTGGATTATAGTTCTGTACGCACACTGATGGATCGTATCCCATTCCAGCCGGCTGTCTATTCCATGCTGAAGAACTGTAATCCGGACTTCCACCGCCATTATATATACCGTTGTCAGTGTCAGGATCTAAATAATCTTCGGTTCCATCTTGTATCTTATCACTCCACCATGCAGTTCTAAATTTAATAGTAGAACCAGGATTATTATCTAAATAAGAATATATGTCGTTTGAAACTGAAGGTGATACTAGGATTTTAAATTCAACCCTCTGATATCTTCTAAATTCAGTATCATTCTGTCCAGTATACCAATAATCCCAATCTTCTCCAGATAATACACCTGTCCCTGGGTTTTCCCATCCTCCGCTATACATCTTTTCTATGGTACCACCGGGACCGCTTATTGTCGGACCAACTTGTGTACCTATTGTTGCAGCCGTATTCCAGTGATTAGTACCCTCTGTATAGTTATATGGCATTGAATATTGTGGAAAGTCAGTTGTCGGGTCTATTGTTAAACTATCATAGAGGTCTTCTATTATACCTTTGTTCCATCTTGTAATTATAGGAACTTGAACCATCGCAACAGTTTGACCTATATCATTATAAATGTCTAAAAAGACCTCTGCTGGCCATGTCCATCTTCCCTGTTGATCATATAATTCTCCGCTTGTTAATGCGTTTGCTGTGGTAGAATTAGCCTGCTCATAAAGTGAAGGCCATACGGGCTCAAATTGACCAGGGCTTCCCGATATTGGACGTACTATTGCGCCGTCTGATGTATTAGTAGCCCAATCGCCATATCCTCCTCTACCTCCTGTTAGTGTTAAACTAAATCTGTTGTTCGGCGGAGGAGCAGAATTAGAAGGACTGTTTGATTGATTCATAGGACTATAGTGCCAACTCTCTTCTTCAGGATCTTCTACTTTAGGCAATCTATAAAAATAACGAGGAGTACCATACCAGCTATTTCCTCCTTTTTCCCATGAGCTTCCAGTTGCAACTATATGTGCAGATGGATCTGTTATATTTAAAGCCACCGGATCTATTCCCATACTGGACTGTCCGGGAGAAACTGTATAAAAGTTGTTTTGATAACTAAAAATCTGACCTTCGTAATATGAACTAGTTGAACTTGGATTAAATTCTCCTACGTAATTCCATGCAGATGTAGTAGATGTATTTCCATTCCATCTTTCTGACCAGTCAGTAAACCATGAATAAGATTCTGCTTCTCTTTCAGTATTGCAATTAGGTGGTGATTCTGGAGAAGGATTTGATGACCATGAGGTATCTTTACCTCTAGCTGTTAATCTTAAGTCAAATATATTAACTTGGCCGTATTCGAGTTGAACATCTGACGTACTTCCTGCTGACCATGTTCCTGTTGTAGTATTTTTAATTTCTCTACCTGCTGATTGAAGTGGCTGTCCAACGATAATCGAATTACCTTGATATCCATTAGCATCTACTAAATTTATTTCTCTCCATCTATCTGCTCCTGCTTCATCTGGTGAATTAGGAAATACTGCATCGTTATATGTTGTGCTATTGTTATCTAATAATTTAGAATACATGGCAGGGAATGTAAGAGGAGCAGGGCCTGTAACATTATAATATAAATCAGATGCTCCTAAATATATTAATTGAGGAGTTTTAACAACCGCATACTCAGTTGTTGCATAATTAGAATTAGTTGAAGTCTCACTTACCCATGCCTCTGTAGAATCAACAGTTATATCATATTCAATTGAATTCGCGTCTTGAGAGAAAGTAAATAGACCTCCTCCTATAAAATTAGGTCTTGATGCACCACTTAGTGATGTTATTTGGCCTACGTTTGTTGTAAAATTAAATGAAAAGGAATTTAAATTAGGAACAGTGTAGTTTATATTACTATTTTTCCAAGTTTGACCATTACATAAATACCATCCCTCATATTGCGTACCTGCAACTCCTCTTCCAACTACAATATCTATCGTACTTGGATCACTATTTAAATTTATTGTTTGATTCTGTGTAAAGTTACTAACATCAATATATGTGTCATAATGAAAAGATATTATTGTTCCTATGGGAACACTTGCACCTATTTCAGATGCTTCCTTAAAACCTATCGTTCCAGTATTGTCTAATGCCACCGCAATCTTATCTACATCTGGGTTAGTGTTAGTTGTTCCACCTACGTAAGAGTTATTAATTTTAAAAATACTACCTGTAAATATTGCATCGTTAGTAGAAAGAAATGATCCTGTAAATTTTACACCGTTAATAGCGTCCATTGACATCATCTCATTATCATTGACATCGTTGATTATGTACGTATCTGCATTCCATCTATATTCTCCTGCCGCTACACTAGATGCAAATTTAAATTCTAGAACAGACTGTTCGCCAATTGAACTTAAAGCAGGATAATTAGTCAATGCTATGTCTAAATACTTATCTGTTCCTTTTTCAGATATTAATCTAATGTTAGAATCATGATAATTTGAATTCTTATTAATTAATAAAACGCTATTTAGATACCCCGATATTAAATTTAAATCATTATACTCATCATCATTACTTGCATAACCTAATAATACGTTAGTTGGAGGGAAATTCACCTGTGTTGCTGGACCTGCCAGCTCATGTTCAGGTACTATAGTTTTAATATTAAGAGCTCCATTGTACCATATTGCTCCGTCTTTCCATTTTGAATTATTAGAAGCGTCAGCAGGTCCTTGAAAACCCTGAGGACCGTCAATACCCTGAGGACCATCGTCACCAGTTGCACCCTGAAATCCCGTTTCACCAATAGAACCAGTGGCTCCCATTGGTCCACCGCCATTAGCAACTAACTGATCAAAGTTATAATTAACTTTATCCAGTTTTTCCTGTTGTGTATCAGATTGTAGAATCTGCTTTAAATTAATAGGTATTGGCATTACTTAAATCTTTATTTATTTAGTATATATCTTTAATTTCTAGAACTAATTATTACTGGACCTTTTCCTCTAGCTCTTCAACATTATGGCATAAAATACCGTCTGCAATATAAACATCTTCATTTTCAACATCAATAGAATATGTGTTAACCGTTTTGTGAATAGTTTCATTAGAGTTAACTCTTGTCCATTTTTCATTAACATATATCATGTCGGTCGTATCAATATAAAGAGCCTGTTTAAAGAATATTTCTCCATCTGGTCTTTTTATTAATATAGGGTGTTCGTTTGTTATTTTAGTTAATCCGTTATTAATATCTTGATAGTTCTTATAAGTTCCTTTTATTATTCTGACTATTTTAGCAGATGACTTAGGAGCCCTGAATTCCATCGCATTAGTTTTAAAATTTCTCCATTCACCACTATCGCTTAATCCTTTTATATCAAACGAATCTAATACATCTCCTACTTTTAAGTTTTCAACTAATTTAGTAGTTCCATTTGCCATACTAATTACAGTACCTTCAACGTGACATGGATCAATGGAAATTCCTATAGTAGTATCGCTAGCGAGTTCATTCAATGTACCACTATAATCAAAATCTAAGTCCAATATTTCACTAGGCTCTTCTATTGGCGTCATGATACTTAGTGATACATAATTGTCACCTGGGTTGAAACTTACACTAGCCCAATTCATGCTGTTGCTAGGATCCTCTATAGTAAAATTAGAAGAACTAAGCTGGGATGGAGATATGCCACTAAGCGTAAAATAAACATTTCCATTACCTCCTCCACCGAAATAATTAAGTGTATTATTGGTATTTCCGTCATCCCAGTCAAATATAACACCGGATGGACTTCCTCCCGAGCATTCTGTCGGATTAGTGGCAGTTGCTTGACTATTTGAATCAATAGCTTTATAATGTTCACCTGTATATCCTGATGTACCAGAGTCTCCAGTCCAGTCGGCTATTTTTATCGAGATGTTTGTTCCTGGAATAAAGGTATCTGATTTTAATAATGTAAGTGGATATTTTCCAAGATTAGCGATTGAACTATAAAGAACTGTGTTAGAACTCTGGTCTTGTCTTACGTATATTTGGTTTGACAACCATGACGAAACTCTACCTTCATTCTCGGCATTTGAATTAGATGCACCTAAATTCGTTACGCGCCATGATCCAGGGTTTTCTCCTAATTCAAACATATCAGAAGAATAAAATATATCATTACCTGAAGTTGCATCACATGCCGTAGTAGCACCTATTCCAAGAGAAAGGTCTCCACTCGACCATTGTACAAATCTAGATTTTATAACATCTCCTTTAAATTCATTATCATTTGCTGACCAATATTTTCTCCATGCCATATATAATCCAGAATCTATTGTTAACATACCACCGAAGCCAAAATTAACCAGATACGTATCCGTATTTGGTACACTCCTATACCAACCATCAGTTAATTGATCTATGGTATTATTTCCATCATTACGTTTCCATATATGTGAAGTATTTTCATAATCTTTAAAATCACTAGAAGATCCCACGACATCTGGATGATTGTCTATTTTATTAGAAATAAATACTTTTTCCAAAGAAGTGCCGGCTGGCCATCCAGTAAACCCGGTTACATCTGCCTCTGTCATTGTTACAGGAGGGAGCAGTCCGTTATTAGAAATACCAATGCTAGAATACGTACCGTCAACTCCATTTACACTTTCAGAATACATCATCCAGCATTCTTTAGGCTCTGTTTCTAAAGCGTCATCTGAAGATATCCCAACACCATTAATATATTTTCTTGCATAGCCCCATCCATTCTGTCCACCAGATTCTCTAGCTAACCATCCGTCTGCTAATTCCTGTCCGTTTGAATAGCATCTTACATTACCATTTGCAAAATTATTATCGTTATTCCAATAAGCATCTAATTGAGCTCCATCACTTGGAGCACCGTCTGCCGTCCATTGTATTGTTTCTGGGTTTAATGTAGTTGCATATTGCATTGCAATATCTATGTTAGTGCTGTACGTACCTGGTGCGACAGTATTTGAATCTATAGATCCTGTCATCGCGTGATATTGTAATTGTATATTAGAAGAGCTGGTAGAGGCGGCGGCCGTACTCCACTTATAATCATATTCTTTCAAATAAATTATACTAATTTGTTCTCCCATTATGATATGCTCAGAAGGCGCAAACTGTATATTTTCATTGTCATATATTCTTACATCTTCTGTACTATTATCAAAAGAATGTGATATGACATTAGGGTTTAATCCAGAACCATCGAGACCCAATGCACTAACTCCTCCTGAAAAAAGTATATTACCATTATATGTGGCTAAGCTACCTCCACTTGTACTGCCTGATAAATCTCCCGTTAAACCTGCTATATTAGTAATAGCCCAGTCAAACCCGTTTAAGTTAGGTGTATCGTATGCTACGATTCCTCCATCACCCCATGTTTCTCCATTACATAAGTACCATCCTGCATAAAGCCCGGTTGGTTTACCTGATCCGAAGTTTGTTTTAATTACTTCATCTCCGTCTACAATTAACATAGGCCCTGTCTCGGCATCCGATAGATTAAAGTTCTCTTCACCAAAGAAGGTATCACTGGGTATTCTTATTATAGATCCCACGGGGAATACTTGAAACATGTTAAAAACATCTTCCCATTCAACTCTTCCCTGTGTGTCGTGTGATTTTAGTAATTTATTTAAACTTGGAGAGTGATTAGAATACTTTATCTCCCCTACTTTAAATTCTATTACACTACCCGGCGAGGTTGCATCTACATTAAGTTCATACGGAATTACGGATTCGGCACCTAATACGTTTTGAATGGTTCCATTAAAATAAAACCTATTGTCTCTATCAAATTTTATAGCAAATTTATTATTTACGTGATCAGCATTGATATCCGGAGTAAATGTTAAAACAGGAAATTCAATATTATTACTATCTTCTTCTATTTTTAATCCAATATTATATGACTTATCGAGATGTTTATCTTCTGCAAATATGATAGAATTCTGAGGAGATGGAGTGGGGTTATTGGGGCTTGAACCGGTTGAAGCTTCTGTTATAATATTTAATGTTCCGCTCTTCGAAGCACTGACAGGCTCTGTTGATAATTCACCATAATAAGGACTTATTAATTCCCCATTGCTATCTAAATGAGCCGATGCACCA